CACTTCCCGGACTGGCCCGTAGCTTCAGAAGAAGACTACGCACGTGCAAAAGCACGTCTGCTGCCGCGCATAAGCGCGCAGGTCTACTAGCAATGGTAGGCTACATCGTCTAAATCAGGAGAAAATCATGGCACTAAGCCCTAATGCTGACGTAGTACGAAGCGCCCCCGTTTACTACTCACATGTGAATGTGAATGGGGCCGTTTATACTGCGTCTAACGTTATTGCCTGGACAACCTATGACAGACTCTTGACCACGATAGTCTCGGTTAACACTCCAAACTGGAGGTCCTATAGGAACAAATGGAAACCGCATAACAACTACTCCAAGCGGGTGGCCACGATATCTGATCCGATCCGAGTAGTTACTCTGATCTATACAGGTAGTCATGGTACATCCGTGTTAAAGTATGTGAATGCGAATGCCCAGTTCCTTGGGGCCAGTTATTCGGGCGCCGCAAAGAATGCTGACGATCCAACCCAAAAGGTCGTTGCCAAGCTACAAGAGCAGATAACCTTGCAAAAGGCCTCTACGCTCGTAACTGTAGCTGAAGCTCACAAAACAGCAAAACACCTCGCAGAAACTGCGAAGAGAGTCGCTGCAGCGCTTAAGGCGCTGAAGTCTCTCAACATTGCGGGATTCGGGAACGCTCTCGGGATAAACGTCTCGAAGCGCCAAGTCAAGCGTTTTCGCACGCAGAGCAAGGATATCAGAAAATACCCTGGGAAGCCATTTTCACAAATGACTACCAAGGAAGAACTGAGACTCCGTGACTTTGCGGCAAACACTTGGCTTGAGTATTCGTACGCGTGGAAACCCTTATTGGGAGACATCTATGCCAACGCTGAAGCTCTCGCTTCGGCTATGGTTGAGAAGTCTCCTAACCAAAGGGTGGTTACAGCTAAATCACACAGCTTTATTTCTGGCGAGTACGAGACGGCTAATTCAGGTTGGATTAGTCGGCACGATTATCAAAAGAAGTTAGAAGTGCGAATGAAACTGTGGTACACAATTGACGTGGATAGCAATCCCATCGTAAGTGCTTGCGGGTTAACCAACCCGCTCCTTGTCGCTTGGGAAATTGTTCCTTTCTCGTTCGTTGTTGACTGGTTCTTACCCATCGGAAATTACCTTGAGAGCCTAACGGCTTACAGAGGTGTAACTTTCCGCGGAGGGACGAAGACTACACGCGCCACAGATGTGGTAAATACGTATGTTCGTGCGAACAAACAATACGCATATGGTACGGGCACCATGACACCAGTTGGGTCGGCAGAAAGTCAGTATAGGAACTTCTCGATCACTCGAGAAGGTCTTTCTGGCTTTCCAACACTTAACTTTCCCAGGTTCAAAGATCCTCGCAGTATTGCGCATGCGGCTTCGGCCCTTGCCTTATTGCACTCCATTTTCCACGGAAGTGGGAATTCATCAACCCGTAGGTTTTAAATCTACACTTTAGGAGAATGATATGGCTATTCGTGGCAATATCACTTTGACGGACGCGGCGACAACGCCGGTCAACCACGTTTACTCGCCCGTGATGCAAAAGGGTGATGTCCTGTTCTGGAAGGATCGTACGGCAACTACCGTGCCGATCGGCCAGAACTCGCTCACTTTGATGCAACGCGTGCCGAGCAAACAAGCCAAGACGTACAAATTCGTCTGGAAGCTCGATTGCCCCATCCTCGAGCAAACGTCCGCGAGTACCACCACTGGTATTCAACCCGCGCCGACTCTGGCGTACAACAATTTCGCCGTGATCGACATCGTGCTGAGTGAACGGGCTACCTTGCAAGAACGCAAGGACCTGCTCTCCCAACTCCGTGACCTGATCGACGAAGCCATTGTCACCAGTCAGTCTCACGACCTCGAAGTGATCTTCTGATATAGCGGCGCTTGCGCCGCTTGTCAGAGAATCATTTTGTCGTGGACCCCTTTAGAGAACTAACGAGGTATAGTAACATGAAGAATCATGAACTAGTTAATAGACTGAGATCTGTTAGCGCGGCTGAGTCTAACTCAGCTTTGGAGGACGTTTTCTTTGAACTTTGCGCATCAATTGATTCGCCCAAGAGCTTAGCTGCTTGGCTGCTTTTCAAGAACGATGAACATGATCAGTTCGTGGAGCTTAGCTGCGACCCGGACCAGTACTCAACAGCGTTTAAATACGCCGATGATGCACTGGTTACGAGTTTTCTGTCTAAGTTCCCTTATCTGAATCTGTCAGTCGATCCTGAAGAGGCGGCCAGGGTTAAGTTCCTGGAGTTCGAAGAGCTCTGCAAGAGTACAAACAAGCGGTTTTCTGAATTGTCACTTGACCCCAGTAAATGGGGATCCTACGAGGGTGCGATATTTCATCGCGCTCGACGGATAATTGCTGACGTTCTGGGAAGACCTAACTTGAATGAAATTGCACGAGGATTTGGATGGGGCCCGGGCGCTACAACCGTAGCAACCGGATCCAGTACAACCGCGTACGACAAGTTTCAAGACAAACTTGAAGTTACCTCCAACTGTCTTGTTATGGGGCACTGCTGTATAAACAGCATCCCTTCCTGGGTGAATTGTCAGTTAATGACTGATGAGTTCCCCTCCAGCTATGTGTCCCTAATTAGGGACAGTATGGTTGTGATACGAGGAAACAAGATTGTGTTCGTACCGAAGAATGCGAAGATCAGACGCACCATAGCCATAGAACCCCCTGTAAATTCATACGTACAGAAGGGTTTTGGGACTGTGATGCGTACAAGACTTCGTAGCGTTGGGTGTGATCTGAATGATCAGACACTGAACCAGCGTTTGGCTCGTGAGGGTTCCCTAACGGGAAAACTCGCGACACTTGATCTTAAGGGTGCGTCAGACACTATAGCATCCGCTGTAGTGAAGGCGCTCTTGCCGTTCAAGTGGTGGGTACTGCTCGATATGGCTCGAAGCAAGCAAGGTCTCCTTGACGGAACCTGGCTTCACTATGAAAAGTTCTCCAGTATGGGGAACGGTTTCACATTCGAGCTAGAAAGTCTGATCTTTTGGGCCCTTTGCAGGGCCGTACTGGATCAAGATTACGACAGTACCGACGATGTCTTCAACGTGTACGGGGATGATATTATCGTTCCCGTGCGCGTTTATGACAAAGTTGCCTCAATCCTTAACCACTTTGGGTTCATTCTGAATGAAAAGAAGAGTTTCTCTTCCGGCCACTTCAGGGAATCTTGCGGTAAGGATTTCTTCCAGGGGTACGACGTTCGGCCTATCTTCTTAAAAGAGAGAATCTCAAATGTTGAAAGCATTTACAAGTTGGCTAACGGTATCAGGCGGTATAGTCATCGCCGTAATCTTAATTACGGTTGTGATGTTCGCCTCCGTTCAGCTTGGACGGGCCTTGTGGCCCGGCTTCACCCAGACTTTCGGGCCCTCAGGGTACCCGACGGAAAAGGTGATTGCGGAATAGTCGTTAATTTCGACGAAGCCTCCCCATCTCGCGTGAACCAGGTCAAAAACCCGGGTCACGAGGGATGGTCTTTTCAGTGCTTGCAACGGCTTCCCTTGAGGAAGCCTATGAGTGATAGACACGGTTGCTACGCAACCGCACTATCGGCCTCAGGCTCCGAAGAGCCTCTTCTTGGGATGATAAGTCCCAGAGGAAGAACGTATCCAAAAATAGCACGCGGTCGAACTGTGGAATGGTACG